CTCGATACGTCTTTGAGCCGTTGTATCTCCGGGTCATCGGCACCGCCCGGGTAGAGGTAGGTGTTGGTGTAGCTTGGCAGGGAGAAGGCCCGTGCCTCCTTGTCTGCGCCAGACGCCCACGCGGTGAACATCTGGGGATACCACCCCAGGCTCCCCTCGAACGTCCCAGAGAGGAACATCCATCCGCGTTTAGGGGCGCACCGGCCTCTGAGCCTGAAAAACGTCTCCAGGTCGAGCTGGCTAGCCTCGCACCCGATAACCCCGTTCGGGGCCCTCATGGCAAGTGTCCGGGGGTCCTTTGCCGACTTCGTTTCGATGCGTGTGCCGTCTGCTAGGAGCAGATGTCCGGGGTCAACCCGCTTGGACGCCTCTTTCAATATCCCAAGCGTGGAGAAATCCTGTAATAAATACTCGAATTCCGCCCGTGTCCGTTCATAATCCGCCGCAACGAGCCAATAGAGCCCCCGTTCTGCCGTTTCCGCGAACCGGGCAAGCAAATACTTGGACGCAATGAGGCTTTTCCCCGCCTGTTCGCCGCCGGCCACGAGATTGAACCGGTACGGCGACTCAAGAATACGCCGCTGCGCCTCCAGCGGCGTAAATCCGACCTTCTTGAACAAATACTCCCGGAGGTCAGGTCCTTTTGTGAGCGTGGTCACCTCTTTTTCCCCACTCCGTCTCTCCTTCGGGCCTTCTTCCGTATCTTCTTGCGCTTCGCCTACCCTACGGGTCACTACAATCCCTGGTGAACCCACAATTCTTACAGACAATCTTGCAGTGGATCTCCACAACGGTCGTTGAACCACATAAGATACAGGTCATACGTCCTCACGGCTACTCGTCCTTCTCAGGTGCGTCCCGGCGCTTCTCCAACAACTCCGTCAACGTCCTCTCAACACTCACCGGCAACTCCTCGGGCTCCTTCACCTTCTCCTCACGCACCCTGTCCCGTGCCGCCTTCCGCCACTCAATAATCAGGTCCTTCGCCGAGTCCTCACTCATCGCGAACTGCGGCCTGAACTTCGTCGGTAGATTAGCATTCAATAACCCCAGAAGCAATACGTCACTCCCACGGTTCTTGTCAGGGTTCTTCACCCTCTCCAACGCTATCTCCTCCAAATACTCCCCGAACTCCACCTGCGCCTCCGATACCGCCCTCATGAAATCAGGGTCTACCCATACCCACCGGTCATACGTCGACTTTGAAATCTTCGCAATACGGAACGCCCCACTCCTCGTCCCAATCTCACGGAATGCCCTCAAAAAGGCCGCCTTCCTAACCCCCTTGTCCTCCCTCCGCTCCGCATTCGTACGCCCAATGTTCTTCCGACCATATTCTTTATCTATCATCCCTCTCCCTTAACAATCCCTCTCCCTAGTATGCTAGCGTTATATAACAATATAACATACCCCCCCCTAAAGGGGGGGGGGTTAATGTTATATCGTTATAACAGCAGCCTTAGCTATAAACATGAGAGAAGCTCTCCTTGCCCTTATGTAAACCTAACATGTTATATAACACGGCATAACATGTTATACCAGCTACGAATCCAACGTTTCCTTGAGTAAACACCCCATATTCTTATGTAAACCTAACACGAGTATAACATGGGCATAACATGTTATATCGCACACTACAGCTTCTCGCTGGACCAGCTCGCTAAAGCAGAGCAAAGATCGCCGGAGAAACGCCTTTAGAGGGAAAAAGTCTGGCGAGGGTATCTTCAAACGCATACCACTCAAATCTAAGCCATACCCCTACTACACACACACCAACAGCACGCCCAGCACCACACACCCAGCACCACACACACACCACACACCACCCAGAAGCCAAAAGGAAGCAGAACTCTTATAGCAGCGCAAGCACCGCCGCCCTACGGTCATCGTCGCTGTCGCTGCCACGTTTCCCCTCCCTAGCGCCCCGCCTCTGCTGCATGGCTACCCTAGAACAAAAAAACGCTAGAACGCTTGTTCGCTAGCCCATGCGTGCTATCGCCTAGCGCCTAGCTCATACGTGCTAGCCGCTAGCTTTTTGGTGGCGCTTCCCTCACTGGGGTTAATTCCACCCGCACCCTTGCCGTTGGTCGCAGTATTAGCTTTAGCCCAATTATAGCAGATTGCCACCTAGGGTACTTGACAACGTATCCTGTATACTATATACTTCCTATTGAGATGACAAGACAAGAGAGACGCAGCCTAAGTCAGCAAGCCCACCTTGATAGCTTGCATACATTCAATCGTAATACCGGAGTGGTAGAAGGACGCTGGTTTATCCAGGTGCCATTCAAGCATCGTCAACGACTCGCAGAATGGGAAGCATCAAAGGCACGCCGTAACAATCCCAGCGACACGCAACTACTACCGTGGCAATAGGAGTCACTATGGCTTGACGCTAGCGTGGCAATGCTACGCACCTACAACAGAATAGCTTGATGGTGTACGCCCTACCATAAACGGTGCGAATAGATAACAGGACTGTTATCTATTCGCTTTACAATAGGACAACACTAGCTCCAGCCACATAGGCTGGGAAGGATAGGTGCACGATGGTTCATTGCCCAGTATGCAACGGATTCGGCGTGGTTCTTGGGACGCTGGTCACTACGTGGTATCGCTGCCAGGATTGCGGTACCACGTTCATGGGCGAAGCCCAGGATACCGGATGGGGCGACGACACAACTGAGGCCGTAGCTCGTGCTATCGGCTTGATTGACTAGCTCCGGCCATCTGATTGTAAGGGGAATAATGAAACTCAAATTCAGCGAAGCAACGGCACAGGCCAAGCTTAAAGGGATTCAAGTGTGGCTAGGGTATAAGCCAAACGTTTACACCTTCAGCCTACCGAGTGGCTATACTTGCCCATTTGCCCTTGATTGCTTAAGCAAAGCAAATAGGACGACGGGCAAGATAACAGATGGCAAGGATACGCAGTTTCGCTGCTTCAGTGCCACTACTGAAGCATACAGCGCAACAACTAGGGCGCAACGTTGGCACAATTTCGACATTCTACGCCACTTAAACTATGAAGATATGGTAGGCGTTATATCTGACTCGTTACCACGTGCTTGTGATATTTGTAGGGTGCACGTTGGCGGTGACTTCTTCAATCAACGCTACTTTGATGCATGGATGGCAGTGGCTAGACTGAATCCATCGACGACGTTCTATGCCTACACTAAATCATTGCCCTACTGGGTGGCTAGGATTGGGGATATACCTACAAATTTCGTATTGACAGCTAGTCGTGGTGGACGCTACGACCACCTAATCGACCAATACAACCTGAAAGTAGCAGAGGTTGTATTTAGCCTTGAAGAAGCTGAAGCCAAAGGGTTGCCAATTGACCACGACGAGTACCACGCAATCAACAACGTGGGAAACTTTGCACTACTGATACATGGAACGCAACCCAAGGGTTCCAAGGCGAGTGATGCCATGCACACTCTCAAGGCGCAAGGCGTGGAGTACGCCTACTCTAGGCAGGCTGGGAAAGGATAAACGATATGTACACAGTGAACAACTACAGGACGAAGAAAGCCGTCAAGGATGCCGTGATGCTATGGGCCACAAAGGATGGGCCAGCGGTGACCTACTACCAGCCAGGGCCATTCGGTGGCAATGAACCCACCGATGGAATCATATTCCTGGAAGGCCCGCACTCCCCAGAGGCGCACCGATGGTACGCCCAGGCCACCGTGGAGGACGGCAAAATCATCAGGGTCAAGTAGCACATAGCTAGCAGGGCGCAAGCCTGGAAAGGGAGAGCAAGCAATGAGTATGTACGAGGCAGATAGCGGAGCCTTCATCTTGTGGGCTAAAGACCCACAAACTGATGACTGGTCCCGGAACATGGAAACAGACAGCGACACCGCTGCCGCATTCAACGAGGTCTGTAGCGAAGCAGACCAAATCGTCCACGGCATAGAACCCTCATGGGAAGCCGTGGTTGAGTGGATAGGCCGTAAACACGGTTCCCAATGGAGTGAGGAAGTTTATGGGGCGGTAGCGCCAGACTTACTGTAAGGGACAATACCAATGCCCGCTCTGGGAACAAGAAAACGGGGAGAGTTGAATCCGAGAATGCAAGTAGCCACAAGCTGGGAAGGAGGACTGGATGATAGAACGAACGCAGCCTAAGCGTGTACGGTGCGGCTTATGTGGACGCAAGATGGCGCAGTTGGCACCACGCAACCGTGACCCTTTCACGGGTGAAAGCTTCCACTATGACTGCCTAGGTAATGCTTGTGGTGCTATGCGAGAGCATTACCGCCAAGCATGGGATGAGTGGAAGCTAAAACATGGAGTTAGGAGCTAGCAGGGCGCAAGCCCGGAAGGGAGCAGAGCGATGCAGACAATGGAAACATACACAAAGAGGTGGGCGGTCTACAAGGCCAAGCCGTGGGGTGCCGATATTGTCGGGCGGTCAACCACGAAGGCAGGCGCGAACAGGATCGCGGATCGCATCCTGCGGCGTGAGTGCGAGGGCTACGGCGCGTCGATTAGCGTCCTGTATGTGCTGGAGCCAGACGGCGGTGGCGAGTGCGACTGGGGCGCAATGCAACGCAACGACGCCAGCGAGGAGGTGAGACGGTAATGGCTGATACAACGAAGCCAACCATAAACCTGTCAGACATTGTGGAAGATGCCCAAGCAGCATTCTGGGCAGCGGTGGTCAAGCATCTGCCGCTGGCAGAGAGCGGTGACCTTGACCCGATGTCCTCGTACCACTTGGACGAGGCTCTGGCGACGGCAATCGCCACTTGGTGGGGGTGGAATGCCTCGATGCACTACAACCTGCACCTTCCTGATGGCAAGATACTGACTGATTAGAGGTGATGCCTATAAGCTAACGCCCCAGCTCTGGGACATGGTGGTCCCAACACATACCTACTTGATGGAGGAAATAGGAAATGGCACAAACACCAGGACCGTGGGACAGGCGCGGGCAAACCATCCGTGCAGGAGCCACTAACATTGCCAGGGTTGCCTTCAACTATTGTCCAGACGTATCGGAAGACCCGGATTGGCATGGTGGCGGGCCACTTGAAGCAGAGGCTGTTGCCAACGCCCGACTGATAGCCGCAGCACCTGAGTTGCTAGAGGTGCTGGAAGCACTTGTCAGGATTGTAGAGGATGACCACTACAAGTGCG